AAAGGTGATAAAACACTTAGGGCAGCTAAAAAAGTAAACACAGCAAACAATCCAAAATTAGCATCAGCAACATTAGATGTTATAGATTCATTTTTTAAAGATTAATTATGATTACACTTAGTATTATATTAGCAATAGTAATAACTGCTAGTTTTTTTATCATTAGGAATTTAATAAAACAAACAGAAAGGTTAGAAGATTTTATCACTAAACAAAGTGAAGCAATAGTAGCTTGTGGTAATAGATTAAAAAACTTAGACCAAAAAGGAACATTCCACGCAGATGATGAAATTGGCTTTTTTTTTAAAGCCGTAGAAGAAATCCAAGAAGCTCTAAACGAGTTTACTCTTAAATAAAAATTAGTAAAAACCACATGTCAAAACTTAAGTATGCCCCTAGTCCTCCCCCAGAACCAGTAGTTGTTGAGTCTTCTGAGCCCCAAAAGAAAAAAAGAGGAAGAAAAAGAACCAAAAAACAATATTTTACACCAGACACAGACGCAGCTATAAAAGAATATTTAGCTACTTCTAATCAAGATGAAAGAGACACCATATTTAAAGATAGAATTTGGTATCCTTTCTACAAATTAGCTGAAAATTTAATCCACACATTCAAATTCTACTATACAGAAGTAGATGATTTAGAAGATTTAAAACATGAAGTAATTTGTTTTCTTTTAGAAAAACTAGATTATTTTAAACCAGAAAAAGGTTCAAAAGCATTTAGTTATTTTTCAATTGTAGGTAAAAATTATCTTATTTTATATAATAATAACAATTATAAAAAGAAAAAAGCTAAAGTAGACGTTTTAAAAGCAGATGAAGATGATGGTGTTTTACACCAGTTAGGTAGAGATAATCGTAAGCAAGAAATAAAAGACTTTATAGATTATTTTACTGAATACACTGACAAACATATGTTTACTATTTTTAAGAAAACCAAAGATAGAAAGGTTTGTGATGCAATTAATACATTGTTTAAACGTAGAGAAAATTTAGAAATCTTCAACAAAAAAGCACTCTATATTTATATAAGAGAGATGACAGGTGAGGACACACCCGTTATTACTAAAGTAACTAAAGTACTAAAAAAACAATACAAAAGGCTCTACACTGAATACATTGACACAGGACATGTAAGGATTTAATTCTTTCCATATTTATAACAAAACGCTATGGATTCATTAAATCAAGTAATATTTGACGATAAATCTTTTGGAGATTTATTAAAAGAAATTCACGGTAATCAAAAGAAAAAGTCTACCCAGATTGCTTCTATGATTGCTGAGTTACGTCCCTTAATAACATCTTTAGGAGACGCCACAGTTGTAGTACCATTAATTAAAGAGTATATGGAGATAAGCGTAAAAAACGATGACCATTTAATAAAAATGGCATCTATAGTACAACGTTTAACAACAGGAGGGGCTAATTCAGGAGATAGTGGTTTATTAACTAACGAAGAAATGAATCAATTAATGGATGTAGCTGAAGAAATAGCAAAAACAGTCGAGTCAGATCCTAAACAGTTAGACAAGCCCCAAGAATAAATGCCTACAGTTAAATCAAACCAAAACTCAAATTATAATAATAGAATAGGTCAACTTATACCCGTAAAGGTAGTTGATGTTGTTTTAGATATGAGTTTTCCAGATATAGAAAAAATAGGAGGATGGGACGCCCTAGGAACAGTACTTTATATTAAAGTAAGTGATATAGTTAATGATCCAGAAATAGAATATAAAAGAAATTTAAAAACATTAATATCAGCAAATAACTTAGCTAGACCCTTATTTTCAAATACAAAATATTACCCTTTAAAAGGAGAAATTATATTAATTTTTAGCACAACAGGAAGAGATATAATAAAAGACACATCAGAAACTTATTATTTTCCCAATATTAATATATGGAACCACCCACACCATAATGCCCTTCCTAATCCTGACACATATAATGGGACATATCCTAAGAATAACAACGATAAAACTAAAAATGATTATGTAAAATCATCAGGAGGATTAGTAAGACAAGTACAAGATGGAGATTCAGAAATACCTTTAGGGTCATATTTTGAAGAACAATTAAACACAAAACCACTATTACCTTTTGAAGGAGATCATATAATAGAAGGAAGATTTGGAAATTCTATAAGATTTGGAGCCACAGCACCCGGTCCTAATGACTGGTCTACTTCAGGACAAACAGGAGATCCTATTACAATAATCCGTAATGGTCAATCAGACGAATTAGATGATAGGGGCTGGGAACCAACCACCGAAGATGTAAATAGAGATCCCTCATCTATATATTTAACTTCAACCCAAAAATTAGATAAATTTGTACCCGCATCATTAAATTGGCAATCATGGGGGGCAAAACCAACAGTAGTAGAAGATCCACTAGAAGCTTTAGTTTCTCCTACTATAGAAGAATACACTGAACCAGAACCTGCAGTATCAGAAGAAGAAATAATAAGTGCTTTAGAACCTGAAACAGAAGAAGAAATACAAAAGGAAGAAGAAATTATAGAAGCTGAAGATAATGCAACACCCGCACCTGAACCTGAATCTAAAGAAGAAGAACAAGATGAATTATCGTTATATGATGAATTAATTGATAGTGGTGATTATGATGAAGAAGATTTTGAAGAAGGAGAAAACCCAGCAATATCTGGCCAAGATATAGCAGTTTCTGAGCAAGAAAGGGTAGAAGAAGGAGAAAACGTTTCTGTAGGAGGAGGTACATCAGAAACTCCAGGAGATGGTGATTGGTCTTCAAATAGAGTAATACATAAAAGAAGTAAAAAGGAATTATATGAAAAATGGGGTTATCCTAACTGGAATTATCCAGCGACTATACCAGGAAAAGGAGGCACAATGACAACAGTAAATGCACCCGCTGCTTGGAGCACAGTAAAACAAAATTTAGGCCCTACTTCTTCTAAGAAAAAATATTTAGTTATTCATTGTACCGCGGGAAGTCAAAATATAGAACCTGTTGAATCTATATTAGGTATGATATATGGAGAACATGGAGTAAAGAGTTTAGGTGGTTCTAGAGGTGGTTATCATATAATGGTACAAAAAGACGGAAAATGTGTTCAAGTATATAAAGATGATTTCACAGCTTATGGTGCTAGTGGGTATAATTCTAGTGGTATTCATTTAAATTGGATGGGTGGGGCTGCTAGTTTTAATATGACAAGTGCACAGGCTAAAACATTAACCGCCGTAGTAAAAACATATATTGAGAGGTACCCAACAATTAAATTATGTGGTCATAATCAAATAGCAAAAAGTTCAAAATCATGTCCTAGATTCTTTGTACCAGCATATGCAAAAAAATTAGGAATTCAAAACTCCCAAATACTCTCAACTGTAAAATATATGAAAGAAGGAGAAGGATATGCTCAAGTAGATAACATAGCAAACGGTAATATAGCATAAAATGGAAAACCCAAAACACCCATACGAATATGAAGGCAAGCAAGTAGTAATAAACTCTGATAGATTATTATTTAATGCTAAAAATGACTCTTTATTAGTATATTCTAATAAACACATGGCCTTTAGTGCCAATAACCACATCCATTTCAACACAGGAGATGAAGGTGACTTTGTTATAAATTCAAATAAAGTATTTTTAGGTTTAGAAGGAGATAAAAACGAACCTGCTGAACATGCTGTTTTAGGGGATAAGTTAGAAAAAACATTAAATCAATTGTTAGAAATGGTAGAGGAGATGATATTTTCTTTAGAATATACATATCCCCCTTATTGTGTAGCTCCTCCTGTAGGGCCTAACGTACCAGCTGTTGGAACTCCTGTATTTGCAACAGTTAAAACACAAATAGCAAGAATACGAACTAGTATACCTCAATTTAAAAGCGATAGAGTTAAATTACCATCTGATGATATGTATGGAAAATAGAATGATATGCAGAAAGTAATACAAAAATTATTGATAAAAAATCAAGGACTTCTTGAAAAAGTCAAAACTAAACTTCAAGACGAAGGGAAAAAATCTGTTTTAAAGTATAAAAGTAAATTACCTACTCCTGACCAATTAAAAGAAAAATTTTCAAGTCAAGTATGTTCAAGATCAACTGTAAATAAAGCAGAAAAAAATTATAAAAAACTTAAAAATTTTGCTAATAAAATTAAAAATGCTTTAGAAAAATCCCAAAAAGCACTCCAAAAACTCCAAGCATTAATAGAATCAGTATTAGCTATATTAGCAAAAATAGCAGCATTAATAGCAACAGTTAGTATTGTAATATCTATTTTACAAAAAGTAGTAATGGTAGCTAAAATAATGATTAAGGGCGTAGGAATGATACCTCCCCCTGCCACAGCACCCTCAGGTCCTATAATATTAGCAGATAAAGCATCAACATTAGCAGAAGGTAAAATATCAATTTTAAAGATATTATCAAAATCATTTATGAAAGCTTTAGATTTTCCTAGAAATAAAGCAAATAAATTACTAGCTATAATATTAAAAGGAATAGCAGCAATAGTAGCATTATTAAATTTAGTAAAAATGTTAATCCAAATGCTCGAAATGTTATTTTTATTATTATTAAATAAATGTTCAGTTTCAAACCCTGGTGGAGATGGGTCACAAAACCAAAATGTAATAAATGGTCAAACACCCGAGGAGTTCCTAGCGGGGATGCAATATCCGGGATATGATTTTGATACATTAGGTAGTGGTCTTGAATCTTTAGAAGGAAAAGACCCATTTGATTATTCAGACCCCTTAGCAGAAATGTACGATTCTATATTAACAAACCTACAATTAGCGGGACAACAAGAGATAATTGAAAAAATATATAATGCTCGATTTGAAATGGTAGGATATAGACGCTATAAAATTTAAAAAAATTATATTTATAACAAACACAAACAAACATGAAGGCAAAAACATTTGAAAATCTAATTAGAAAAGTAGTTAGAGAAGAAATAGATTATTCGTTACGTAGAGAAATAAAAACACTTAAAGAAGATTTACGCGACGAACTTAAACCAACGATTGTAGAACACATTGAAAGAACAATTGAAGACCCAATTTCTGAACCAGTCAAATCAACATTAAGAGACCAAATAATGGGTAATGCACCTATAAAACAACGCCCAACACAAAATTACACATCTAATAGCTCACTAAATGATCTATTAAACGAAACAGCACAAGGGAATACAAATTTAGAATCAGGAAATTCTCCTGTAAGTTTATCTCAACCATTTGCAACAGGTGCTCCTTTACCTATGGATACAGCAGGTATGCCAGATTCAGTAGCAGATGCAGTAACAAGAGATTATAGTGGTTTAATGAA